GTTCTTATCGACCGTGATGTGGGTCAGCTGGTGGAACAGCTGGTAGCTGAGCTTGACCTCCACGGCATCTGTATCGCGGCCGCGGCTGTCGTTTTCGACGACTGAGCGGTTCACGATCAAGCGATGCTGGTTCAGGACCGGCTCTAGGGCACTGATAATCCGCCGTTCCTTCTGCACGTTGGAGCGTGAAGTCTCAATGGTGCAGGGATGGTGGACTTGCAGGTGCGGCTTCAAGAGGGACTCCAGCATCCCTTGACCGAACTGGTCCTCCAGGACGATCAGGTTGACCTTATGGCGCTTGGCGGCCTGGGCCATGCCCTCCAGCACCGGATCGGTGTAGCCATCGCGGTAGGCACCGACCTCCAGCAGGAACAAGTTGCCGTTGAGGTGGGCAACGATGGCAAATGCCGTCTCGTCAGCACCACGACCAGAAGGGTCAATGAACATGACCACACCTTGGAAGGGCAGCCAATCGCCGTGGATGAAGGCTGGACGGTGGTAGTAGTCACCGGTAAAGCCAACAGCAGGCAAATCAGTGATGCGGTACTCCGCGCCAGACGACCACACCAGCTTCTCGGGGGCATGATCGCCGACTTCCATGACCATGAGGTCCGACAGACGCAGCGGGAACCGCTCCAGGTCCGACAGGGTGGTGTCCAGCTGGAACTGCAACGCAAAAGCTGAACGCCCGTAGCTGACCTCCCGCTCCAAGAGGTCCATGTCTGAGAAACGACCGGGGTCAACGGGCTTGCCTTTCAGCTCAACGCAGTTTTCTTGGATGACTGGGGCGAGCAGGTCGCCGTACTTCTCTGGCTTTTCGGGGTACCTGGCCGGCCAGATGCGGGATGAGAAGCCCTTGTGGAGCAGCTTGTTGTAGATGGACTCCTCGGTCTGCGGTGTACCGAGGTACAGCACCTCCCCACCTGGCTTCAGGATGGCGTTGTATTCACCAACTGCGGCCAGCAGCTTCTCCCGCATCCCCACAGACCACGACGTCGTCGGTGTTTCGATGTCATCCGGGATGATCAGGTCCGCACGGGAGCCAGTGATCTGACCAAAGATGCCCACGGACTTCACCGATGGGCTCTTGTCGGGCTTAGCGGGCCCTACGTCAAAGGCATTGACAGCAGCCCGCTGCTCTTCACGACGTGGCTCCAGGCACCGCAGGATCTGCATGTCACGGATGAGCTGCAGACAGAAGGTGGTGAAGTTCTTGGCTTCTGCCCCGGAGGCAGAGTTGACCATGATCTTCTGCTGCGGGTCCAGCCGCAGCCGCCACAAGACAAAGGCCGCGGCCATCCACGACTTACCGACGCCCCTGTAGCCCTGAATGATTCGCCGCTTAGGGCCGTGCTGCATGTAAGCAGCAATGTCCAGCTGGATGGGCGTGGGGTCTGGCAAGCCCAAGTGCTTCCAGACGACACAAAGGAAGTATCTGAAGTCAGAGCAGTAGGGCTCTGGCAGGTCGTGCCAAGAGCCCTGTGCGATTGCCATTAGGCGTTGACGCAGTCGATAACTGCAAAGTTAATGGTCACTGCTTGCGACAAAGCACCAGCAGAGATGTTGGTGACACGGAAGATGGCAGAGCCAGCAGCCACAGCAATGCACTCAGCCACGTAGGAACCACCGGTGCCACCAGTGCCCTGGTTGCAGATGACGACGTCAGTGCCGCCAATCTTGTCGTTGGTCAGCGTGAACTGCACCGAAGCGGCAGCAGCCAATTCAGCGTTGTGCATGGTGATCACCCCGGCACGGGTGTTCAAGGTGACACCAGTGGTCTTGCTGGTGGCCTGGGTCACAGCACCGCCATAGCCTTCCCCGAAACCAATGGCTGGTGCTTGAGCAACAGCACGGTTGGCGGCAGTGTCGATGTAAAAGCCTTGGGGGACAGTGGTCATGATCAGGAAGCCCTCCAGTTACGAGGGTGCATGGTCACCACATTCTGTATGTCCGGCAATGAAGCGACCAGATCCCCGAACGGCGTCCCTTCAACGGGCTGAGCACTGATCTGGTTGTCCTTCAAGAACTGCCGCAGGACGTTCAGCTCAGAACTGTTGATGGTGCCGTCTTGCAGCTTCTCCTTCAACAGCAATGCCAACCCCATGTGCAGGTCAGCCAGTTGCTCGTGGATGTCGTTGGTGCGCTTGGCCATGTGACGACCTCTCCGTAATTCCGAAAGAGAGGGGTAGCGGCAACCCCTCTCTAACAGGCACCCACCACAGATGCACAGTCCCACTGTAGGTCACTCCCTTCATAATCCACAGGCTTGTACCGACCAGCTGCCTTTGCCCTCTCACTGGCCGGCCCAAGGATCTCCAAGGCCGCCCTCTGTGCTTCTAGGTGGTCAGGGTGCGTAACCCGATAACGACGCTTACTGCTGCCCTGCCTTGTTGGCACCAGGTGCAAGAACTGAATCAACCCGTCATCCAGCAACAGGTCAATGGCCTTGATCACCGTTCCATTCGACATGTGGCACAGGTCAGCCAAGGCCTTATGCGACAGCACTGTCGTCCCACCACAATCCCCCCTCTGGTCATGCCATGCCGCTTCCCACATCACCCCATACACAGCCCCGCAAGCCTGGCCCAGTGCCATTGCCTCCCTCATCAATGGACAGGCCCCAACCAGCAGTACCGACACCAAGGCTTCCCAGGAGTAGGCAGATATTAGATCCCAAGGTCCACCTAAGTCGCCCAACCACATGAGTACCTGGTTCGACCGTCGGCCGCTAACCACATAGCTATGCAGGTCGACGGCAACGATCCTCCCCACCTTCCCCCACCCGTTTGGATATAGGCCCACTTAGGTCGACCTGGTTGACCTGTTTTTTGCCCGGAAAATGCGAGGGGCTTACGCATAGTGCGGACGGCGTCGTCACCCCCCGTGGGGGGTCACCGCCGGCCACCTCGGGGCCGCCTTGGGGGTACTTGGACAGGCTGGGGCACCCGCTGGACAGCGGGCAGCCCAGGCGCCCCAAGGCGTCCTAGGTGTTTGCGTACCTGCAGTGATGACAGGTGCGCAGGGTGGACAGGGGCAGGCTGGGGGTCGGCCTGGGGCTGCACCGGCTGGTGGGGGGGCCAGGGGCTGGCCAGGGTCGGCCCTGTTTGCCTTTGTGCCCGCCCTACGCCCCCAGGGAACCGGGGCAAGCCAGGGCCTGCCAAAGCTGACCAGGGTGGGGACGGTCGAAACGGTCGCAAACCACCACCGCTGGTGGTAGGATGGGGGCAAGCCTGGCAACAGGCCAACCCACCACCCACCACAAACACATGTACGCGACCTACGAGGACCAGGTGCTCGACCATGCGGACCATTGCGGCAACCTGACCGCAGCCGATGCCACCAAGCTGTTGTCTGACCATGGCTTCACATGGGACGACGTCCACGCCTGCAACAACGGGGTTAGCTGGTCACACCTGGAAGACTGCAACGCCGAGGCCCTGCTGGCCTGGCTGGGGTACTGAGCCATGGGACGCCTTGAGCAACGGGCTTACCCGATGGCTTGCCGGTCCCTGTATTGCGGGGAGACCAACTGCCCGGCCACGTGCCCCGAGCTGCCAGAACTGCAGGCCTTCAAGGCCTGGAGGGATCGCACCGGGGCCCAGCCGATAAGCCAATGGAACCCCTGCATTTATGAAGGGGTGACCGACGAGCCGGGGCCTTGGCCTTTAGCGCCGTTTGTGAGCACAGTTCCACTGGGTTTTGCCAGCCACTGGAACCGGCTTGCCTGATGACAGCCCGGAGGGGAGCCCTGCTCCCTTCCCTGCTGCCCTCACCGGTAGCACCCACCACAGACCACAGAACCATGACAACCAAAGAAAGGGAGCGGATCCCAGTAAACGAAGGGCATCCGACTGAGCGCCGCGGCCTGCTCACAGGCCCGGTGATTGTGACCCGTTACCTCGGGCCTACTGATCACCGTGGCAGTCGTATCAAGGCCACGCACAAGCGGGACTCTGAAACGACCTGGCAGGCAACGGTGGCGTGGGACTACAGCCTCGACGCAGAGGCCAACCACCAGGCCGCAGCAGAACAGTTGCTGGACCGGTGGATCACCCGGGACGACCTGGTGATCATTGGCCGCGGCCATGACCATGACGCCTATTACTGGCTGGTGGTCGGCCTCTGGCAACTGGAGGCCTGACCCATGCGGTCCCTGCCCGTTGCCGCGGCCGTCACCCTGGGGACTGCAGCCCTCTGGCTGCTGGCCCTGGGGGAGCTGGCCCGCCAGCCGGTTACCCATACCGGCACCCAACC